TAGAATTATTCCTGTTGTAATATTAGCTGCGTTTAGGTTCGCCGGGTCGAAGTTATTCGTATCGAATGGGACGGCGCCCGCGAATGTAGGCCGAGTAGTAAAGTTAAATACTACACCCGTCTCAGTAAACATGGCAATAGTATTTGCTGTCCCGAGACCAACATACCCCATACGAGCGCCGGCAGTATTGTATAGTTCAACGGCGCCGGTTCCAGCAGTAGTGGATACTAACTGTACACCACCAGAAGTGTTATTCGCTGTAAAGGTCGTCCGGATGGCCGCAAATGTAGTATTCCCGGAGATGTTAGCTTTACCGTCGAGCGAACTTTGTAGGTTTGTTACTTGCCCTATTGAATGTGTATGTGAAGCTGGAGTAAAGGTCGCAGGAACATTTTGTAAATTGTTGTAATCTCTATAATATGCAGGTAATTCGCCGCCGAAATAAACAGTATTGTTAGCTATTAATGATGGGGATGTTATCGCAGTATTACCATATACTGTTAGATCGCCGTGGATAATTGTAGTATTGGCATTAAGAGTTCGAATAGTTGCAACGTTAGATGTTACTGGTGCGACAAACGTTACTGTATTGCTGAATGTTTGACTATCAGTAAACGCTGGCGCCACGGCAAATGTTGCCGTAGTATTAAATGTCGCCGCCGCATTTACAACAAGTGTTTGCCCGATAAAGTGAGTAACATTTGAAGTGATGGTAGTATTTGATCCGCCGAGGATATTATTCGACGTTAGTGTAGTCAGCGCGCTATTAGATACAACGTTTGATGTAATTATTAAGGCGGCTGGAGTAGCTAATGTACCTCCTCGAATGCCGCTTGTAGCGACTGTATTGGCTTGTAGTATGTTAGCAACAACAGCGTTCGCAGACGCTGTAAACAATCCAGATATTGTAGCAGTGTTTGCAGTTAGTGTTCTGATAGTTGCAACGTTCGCCGTCGTCGGCGCTACAAAGTTAACTGTATTAATAAATGTCTGCGGGCTTGAGAAGATAGGCGGCTCCGCAAACGTTGCAGTTGTATTAAATGTAGCTGCGGCGTTTACAACAAGTGTTTGCCCGATAAAGTGAGTAACATTTGAAGTGATGGTAGTATTTGAACCACCAAGTATATTATTTGATGTTAATGTAGTCAGCGCGCTATTAGATACAACGTTTGATGTGATAATAAGTGGAGCAGATACAGCTAATGTACCTCCTCGAATGCCGCTTGTAGCGACTGTTGTTACTTGTCCTATTGTTGCTACTAAGTTTGCAGTTACGAGTGTTTCAACAACTTCAGCAGTGTTTGCTGTTAGTGTTCTGATAGTTGCAACGTTCGCCGTCGTCGGCGCTACAAAGGTTGTATTAGCATTGAATGTTACAACAGCGCCTACTGTAGTGGCTGCGTTTATAACAAGCGACTGTCCGATAAAATGAGTAACATTAGATGTCACAGTTGTGTTCGATCCGCCGAGTATATTATTTGACGTTAGTGTAGTAAGTGCACTGTTTGATACAACGTTTGATGTAATAATAAGGGGGGCGGGAGTAGCTAATGTACCCCCTCGAATGCCGCTTGTAGCGACTGTATTAGCTTGTAGTATATCGGATATTGTAGCATTTGCTTGTCCTGTTAGCAATCCAACTACAGTCGCAACGTTTGCTGTTAGTGTTCTGATAGTTGCAACGTTCGCCGTCGTCGGCGCTACAAAGGTTGTATTAGCATTGAATGTTACAACAGCGCCTACTGTAGTGGCTGCGTTTATAACAAGTGATTGCCCAATAAAGTGTGTGACATTTGAAGTGATGGTAGTATTTGATCCGCCGAGGATATTATTCGACGTTAGTGTAGTAAGTGCACTGTTTGATACAACGTTTGATGTGATGATAAGGGGCGCGGATACTTGAACCGTACCACCCCGTAGCGCGCTGGTCGCCATTACGTTTGAACTTAAGGTACCGATAATTGCAGCATTCCCAGTAGTTTGACCACCAGGCGCTGTAGGTAACGTTGTTACTGCAGTTGTTGAAATCACAAAGGCAATCTGGTTTACACGATCGATAAGACCTGCAAAGTTATCCAACTGTGGATTAGTATTTTGTACCGGTGTTGCCATTTACTGCTGAGTTCCTAGACTATCTTTTGTTAAGTAATATACATAGTTCTTCGACTATTTTTTCAAGAGTAAGTACCCTAGCTTCTAATTGCCTCGTCGCTTCAATAGTTTGTTTCGCAACTAATCGTTTCTGGCGATAAGAGAGTAGACCGTCCCTATCTGTATTTATAAGGGCGGCACTACTCTTATCTCTAGTGAATTTATGATCCTGCATCATATTATACGGATAATGCTATCACTCTTAAGTCTTTCAGGCGTGGTACTAGATGAGTATCTGCAGACTTCAGTCCAATTTTGATTGCAAATGTTTTATAGGTTTCAAAACGACTATTGCTATTGTAGTATGTTACAACTCCGTCATTTTGAACGTTTCTAAACATTGCATTCGGTGTATCGAGTTTTGATATACTAGTGCTTGTTGATGTAGCCGGAGCCGGATCAGCTATCGTTAGTGCTGTATTACTTGTAACTGCACTAACGCGAGTAACAAAAGAATTTGAACCTGTATTGATTTGAATTACTGAACCAACTGCAATTTCTGGAGTAAACAGGGTACCTATTCCCGTTACTGCTACTGCATTATTAGCAACAGAAACTACACCTGTTAGTGCTGTTGTCGGTACCGTATTTCCGAATGAGTATTCAAACTCCCTAAAGTCGTTTCTATTAGATGAGTCGCTTGTTGTATTTGCGGTCGGGATGAGTTTAGTCCAAGTCTTCTCGCGAAGATTATCTGAGTCACCTGCTGATAATGCTCGCACATAAACTTCAATTTCAGTACCGGTCGGTTGATAACCGGTCACAAACGCTTTAATATCTTCTGCATCTAAGCCATCTTTAAGTGTAATGGTTTTAGAGATATACTTAGAAATGAGATTACCGTTAACATTCGCTTCGTTAGTAGAATCGTTGTTGATTTGATTCTCATAGCGTAGTATACTAGTCGATTGCATATCTAAGGTAGGTGAGATATTACGATTTGATGTAGTGAAGTTTAGAGTTAGTCGAACAGATTTACCTACACCAGCCGCTATTTCATTACTCTTAGATCCAATGAATGCTTCAAACGTATTTAAGTAGTTAGTATCATTGAATATAATTGGCTGAGCGGCCTGTATTTGTAACGCTTCATTCGCTAGTTGTATAGTTCCTGTAATATTGGAACCAGACATAGTAGTTTTATATATAAGTGGTTGGAAATAACTAATTACTTTGTCATCGACTGAAGTAATAGTAGTATATCCATTCAGAGTTTCCCCTATTACTACGTCGCCAGCCTCGAACATGAATGCGTTACTCGATGCAGTAGAATTGGTTACTGTCATTTCTCCCTTGAGTGCATCATAGAAGAATACTTCTCCTACAGGTGTACTTAAAGCCTTAACACCTGCACCAGAGAATGTTGGACTTGATTTAAGAGTCATTACTGTATTATTAGTAATGCTTTGAACGGACACAACATCAAAGTTAGATGTAACCGCGGGTGTAGTATTACTACAAAGTACAATTGCCTGTCCTACAGTAAATGCAGTTTGGAAGGAAGTTCCTACCCCTACTACTGCAGTAGAGTTTGTATTAAATGTGACGTTACCTGCAACTGCAGCAGTTAATTTAAATACCTTTTCACCACCGAGGAACGAATTAGTAATCGGTCCAACTGTAAAGAATTCATCATCTTTGTTCGTAAGAGTCATTGAGCCCGTTTCTGTCTTATACTGGGCCCTATGAATATTAAACTTCATATCTTCGTCTTGAATTGACTGCCACGCAGAGTTGTTCGTAGAAGTAAATAGTACGCCTCCACCCCAATCCTGACGAACAGTATAACTCGGATTCGTCAAGTCGGTTTGGCCGCCTTGCGCAGTATAGATCAAATATTCAGGCGAATTGCCATCAGGTATAACTACGAGAGCATATTCTTGATCAGCTTTGAGGAAGATTGGCGTTGGGAATACTACTGGTGTTAGCGCTGAGGCATTCGCTGATACATTAACCTGATTAGATTTTAGGTGAACGGACGCCATCGGTAGTACTGTTGCTGACGGGTATCCGTTATCAGTTAGTCTCAACTGTACAGTAATCCCGAGATTTGCATCTTTACGTTGGAAGAATAGATCGACCATAGATATATGAATACCATCTTGGTTTTCAGACTGATTTCTTGATATGGAGAATGTCTGTGCAATCGGATCAGTATATGTAATCTCTACGCCGCGATCACGGAACCAGGCCCAGTCAATCCTATCATCAACCCAAGGAACAGGTATTTCAGGGCCGCCTCCGCCGCCCCCGACGATTACAGGAGGGGTTCTAGGTGGAGTAATAACTGGAGGTAGTGGAGGAGTCGGAACATCCACGAATACGCTGCGTGTAGTTGAATCACGCGTAGTTGAGGTTGATGACGATGTCGAAGCTCGGTTCATTACTTCAGCGGTTCTTGTAGCAACGACTACGTCGCTCTTCGTTACTGAGAAGTTATAAGCGTGGAAGGCTCCAACTGCTGTTGTAGATGCTGCGGATTCAGAATTTAGATCATTTACATCGAGGAACTTGAGTTCGCGGTCGCCGACGAAGAATGTACCAGCAGGAAGGAAGAACATTCCGTGTAATTCACCAGTTTCATCAGAGATCAAACCGTCGCCGAGAGCGAACTTTTTCTTAAATGAGTTTATAGTAATTAATTCTGGGACAATAACAGCTTGTTGACAATACCCTGTAACCTTTACCTTGTCAAAGAATGCATTTACTGCAGTAGACGGCTTCAGTCCAGTAACTGTAAAGTGTATTACTTGTTCCCGAATATACGGACTGAATGATATATCTGTTATAAAGTCACCTACGCGTTGAACAGTCTCATTGACTTGTCCGATAAGCATATTACGTGTTTCTGTAACTGTAGTATCTCTAACAGTATTAACAGTCTCATCAACCCAATGACTAACAGATGAGTCGCCGCCACGAACAGATGACGTCTGCTCACTTGATGACGTAACTGTTGTTGTAGTGTCTATAGTATTGAGTGCTCGTATGTTATTAAGTTCAGTAAGCAGAGATAGAGTCGAAGCAGCTGTATCTACATCAATAACGAGTGTATTTTCGGGAGACCTTTTAACATCATAGAAGTTATCATAGCTTGGAAATAGCTGGACGCGCCCGGTGAAGTTCCAGAAGTTTTCAGTACAGTTACGAACTCTTGTCGCAAAAGGCTGAACAATAGTTAATACATGGTCGTAATCAAGTGATATAATATCAGAGCCGCTAATTAGCCCTGAGATACTACTTGCGGTGAGGTCAAATTTATTTGAACTGAATCGTGGAATTAGCTCACCAACTGCCTCATCGATTGAAGCGGAGAATTCTCCGTCTAATACGTTGGAGAGGGAGAAGTTTGAATACGGCTCAACAAAAATACCATTTTTGAATCGGTTGAGCATTGGGTCTATCGCAGACGGTATGAGTAGGTCACTCACTTGCTTTTCAAGGAGAGATAGTGCAGTGTAGTATTCTACTCTGTTCAGACGACTATCCAGTTGTCCGATATCTTCCATCGTATATCTACGGTTTTGCTTCGTACTAATCTTTACTGTATAGTCAGGGCGGTTCGCACTTGACCCAGTTTTTGTTGTAAGTGTAGGGAATGGTGGAATACTAACAGTAGCAATATTCATAGCTCCGTGACTCTTAGACGGTGGAGTAGGATTATCTGATGCAATACCGCGCTTGATATCATATTGCCCATATGAGGTCAATGATATAATATCAAAACGTCCTTGATAGTAAATTAAATCTGTTATGAATGTTTTGTTGACAGCCGGTACATACTTCTCATCAGCTGATAGTGCTTCTGTAGTAGTTGGGTTAACTGTAGCGTTCGCAAGTAGTGTAGCGACAGTCGCTGTATTAACAACAACGGGTCTAAAGTCTACAGAGTCACGAAGATCGTATGCCGCTCCGGATACTGGAGACGTAAACATCGGAATATCTTGTGTGCGTATAACGGATGTAGTAATCGGTGTGACGAGATCGTCAACTGGATAGGAATCGACTGAGAAGAAGCCTATGCCGCCGCCTGTATCGGTGTGAGTAAATACATCAACCGTTACTGCAAGGAATGCATCTGCTTCAATTACTAGTTTGCTTGTTGACTTCTTCCGAATATACCCGAGTCCATACATAGTATCCTTTTGCCCGGAATCAACAACGAAATGTTGCGTTACATCTACTGCACCAGTAGTATAGTTAGCATTTGTTGTCTTTGTAACACTAACAAGTTTATGTACATCCGCGAATCCTAATGACCATGGACCACTTACACCTTTAGCTGCAGTAGCAATGTTTAGCTTTACTATTATATTTTTATTGATATTTTTAGTTAGTTGTAGAGTACTTGGACGACGGACATTATAAGTCGCGTTTATGTTAAGACTATTCGATATATCCTCTCCAAGTGCAGCAGTTAACACACTACCAGATACTGTAATAGTTCGCGCTGCTCGTCCAGTAAAGGGAATTACTTCATTCGCTGGGAAGTGCTTACTATGAGCAACTGAAGCGTTTGTGATAGAGTTATTAGCTTCAACAACCATGCTGGTATTATTCGCGACTGAAATTACTCGACGAGCTGTGCCGCCTACTGGTATAAAGTAGTCACCGACAGTAAAGGTATTCAAGAAGGCAGTTCCTGTACCCACGACAGTCGTAGTTGTGGTTGATACGTTTACTGTACCTGCATAATTCGCAGTATTTGCACTATTGCGTGCTGTAAAGATCATGTCACGCTCTTCGATATCGTTTAATACACCCGAGTAAGGAAACACGTCTGTTCCTGAGAGATTTTTTTGAAGTACTCCGTTCGCTGCAAAGCTTACTGAAGTATCGAGTGTGTTGTAGGTGTATATTGTATCGTTGTTATTCGAGCCATCGCGAAGTGTCTTGATAGCTTTTTGTCCGAATCGAAATACTAGCGGGGCAAAAGATGCTTCTTTTATAGTAGCTTTACCACCTTCGAGTACGAGATTTGCGGCACCACGATCAGGGAAACCAGTACCTGCATAAAATACTGCTACTGTGTCAGAGAATGAAGCTCCGCCGACCATTTGTATATCGAATAGGTACACACGGTACGTTCGTACTCCATTTGTCTCGTTGTCAAATACAACGTTGCGAACGCGAGCTGTACCGAGTGAATTCCCCATCGTGGAAGCAGCATCTACATATGCGGCATCGCGTAATGTAACCGTGTCATTTATATTGAAGGGTAGCATTCCTACTAGTTTATTTGCAAAAACGTAATTACCGTAATTTGTAGATACAGAAACACTATCAATCGCTTGAGTATCTATACCCTTACGTAGTGGTACAGAGTACGTATCATGCTGCTCAATTCTAAATCCATTTACGTATGCAGTACCTGCACCTATCCGTGTTTGGAAGTGTGTCGTGTTCGCAGAAATTTCATCTGTAGATATTGTGAATGGATAAAGTACATAGTTGCCAGACTCTTCGGCAGTACGTTTCGCCATTTCTTGTCCGAGTACATTATATTCCGATGTTTGTTTTTGCTTGATAGGCTTACCGTCTTGGAACTCTACCAATGAGAAGAAGTTCGGCGCAGCAGCAGCCTCATCTACTAGTTTCAACGCTAGTTTCGGTGTTAGCTTTAATCTAAATGCACCAGGTGCAGTTTCATTAGGACTGCCTTGAGCGTTATCAAGTAGAGATGTATCAATACTATTATTAACTACAGATTCTACAGTCTCAAAACCTACCTGCACACCTGAAGGGTTCGTGGAATAGCGCGAGATAACTAAGTTTTGCGGCTCTACACGGACGAAATATCCTTTTTGGAAGATTACACCTTCTCCGACACTAAACGAATACCCAGCTCCTGTAGGATAAAAAGCAGTGTTAGCAGTTGTAACAAATGTATTCGCTGCTACAGTAACCTGTCCAACTACGTTGTTAGCAAGGAGGGATACCCCTGTACCATTAGCAGTTCCTCCAATGCTGTTCGCAATTGACATAGTGGGTAGAGATATATAATTAGATCCACCTGTAGTAATAACAATAGTATCAACACGACCAGTATTATCTGTTATTACACGTCCAGCGGCATCGGAGCCTGTAGAACTAGTAAAGACAGCGATATCGTTATTACTATACCCTGTACCTCTATCAACTACATCAACAGCTAGAACTTGATAATCGCGCGTATACGCAGATATAACTTCTGCATTTGCGAATACACCAGATCCGTTAATACCTTTATTGAGATATTTAACATATAGAGTATTAAGATTAGGGTTTTGTGATTCAAGACCATCGATTGTATCCACAACTATAGCTGTTAGATCAGAGCTATTCTTCAAAATTCTGTTACGATATTGAGATATGTTTACCGGTTGCCCGTCAGCTTGTAGATCGAGAACCTTTACATAGGGGTATGGAGAATCAAACGAAAAGTTCGAGCCAGAGATAATAGTACCGTCTTGGAAAATGTTTTGACCGAAACGCTCAATCTGATTTTGTAAAATAGTTTGAGCTTGCGTTAATTCACGAGCCTGAACAGGTACACCTGCACGGAACAACACCTGGTGAAAGTTCTTATCTTCAGTATAATCGTCCCAGAAAGGCGCTACATTAAAATCTGTATCTAAACTCATAAATCGACATACCTTTTGTGTGTGCTATTTTAGATATTTATGGAAGCAGCTGGCTATTTTGTTCCAAATGTTATGTTAAGTTTTACTGTCTCGCTAGTTGACTGACTTCTTTGAACAGGTTGAATGTTTTCAAGATAGATTATTTCCCCTATATTCTTTTTAAGATCGGGGTATGTTATCGAATTAACATTCGCAGTGGCGCCGTTTGTACCAACAAGAGAATACTCATTAATGAGATCAGTTGCGTTAAACACTCCTCGTATGTTAGTTAATCCTAACACTGTAGTATTCGCACTCTCAATTGTACCAGTCGCTAGTGTAGAGTTCTGCGTAACTATATCATTTTCAACAAAATCAGGAACAGAGGTCTTTGTGATACCAAGTCTTAATCGTTGATCGAAAGTATTAAAGCTCTTGTCGAATCCTGATATATTAACGTCTGACACAATCGCAGAAGTATTAGATGTTACTCCGTGGATTTGCTGGTTAACAACAAGAGGATATTCGACATTAGTTAAGCGTAATAGTGCAGAAAGTTCATCATAGAACGTAACTACACCAACTACCGTATTAGATGTCGGTACTCTTACTGTTTCTCCATCTGCGAATACACCTGCAGTGTTTGCAACCGTTACTTCAACATTTGCAAACATAGGTTTATGTATAATACCGAGTGTTCGGAATTTGTTATCAGTTGGAATAGTTCCAAGCTCCGTGTTCGCGAAATTAACAGAGACTCCTACAGTATTTACAAATAGAGTCTTTGGAACGTCTCCCCCGAACCCGCTTGGAGGACCTAGTATTACTCGTAGTGATGTTTGCTCTATTAAAGCCTCTTCAAGTATACCTGTATTACCTGTTACTCTCGCAGTAGCATATGAGTAGTTCGATCCAGAATTTGTAATCTCAATTACAGAGATTGTATTAGCCGCGGGATTTATTATCGCTCGCGCCTTACAATTTATGCCGTCACCTGTAATTACTACATTCGGTGTAATTTCGTATTTTGAAGCTAGCGAGGGAAAGGTCTCGAATGGCGTATCAATCACAACTCTTCGTTGCCCGCCTGCGATAATGTATTCTAAAATTTCTTTTTGTTGCCCTGCGCCTGGCCCCTCGATAATCTTTAATGCTGATCCGCGATAAAAATCCGTGTTCGCGGATGCAGTCGCCTCTAGCGTAAATATTGTGGAATTTCCGTTAACTGCAACAGCTTGAAAATACCCGTTCGCATAAGATGCATACTTAGAGCCTACAACATCGATTACAATAGTTTCAATTGAACCCGGATTTGTATTAGCGGTAACGTTGACGTTTTCCACGAACGGTACGTATAATGCTGTAGAAAATTTATCATATGTTGCACTATTAACAGTAAACATATACTTCCATTGATAATTATCTGCTGTGAAGTAGAATTCATCATCAGGTGACGTATCCTCGAATGCTGGAGCATATAACGATTTCGCCCCTTTGTTGTTATCGAGGCATATGAATATATGGTATTCACCAAGAGACTCGACAAGTACATAAAAATCCTTCTTGGAAAGGTTAACGTCGAGGTCGTCATATCTTGTATATACTGTGTTAAATGTCCAGTCAACACGACGAATCATTAATTTAATATCTGCTGGTGCAATACGTTTCCCGAAAACCATAGTGTCAAAGGTATTATATTCAACAAGATTCACACCGTGTGTAACTGCAG